CAGGGCCTGTCCCGGTCCCCATGGGATCGCTCTTCGTCTTCCAAATCTTGTACGGCCAGACTCCCTCCACGTCCTCGCCGGGCTCCACCCGGTCCATGTTGATCTCCATCTGAGGGCCGGAGGCAAAGGCCATGCTCATGAGGGCGTCCCGGAACGCCGCATTGCAGGCCCGCTGCACGTCTCGTCCGAGTTCCCCGGGAGACCTCCCCCACACGCTATCCGGGATATGGCGGTACGAGGTGGAGTAGACGGGCTTTCGGGCGAGCGGGTGAGGGTTGAGGCGGGCGCAGAGAACCCACTTACCGCAAAGCCAGGCGGTGATTGGGTAGGATTTCGCGGGGTCGGGAATCTGCCTGGGCTTCATCCCCCATTCGCGCAACTCCTTCCCCTGGATGCTGCCCCAGAACTCCAGCACGTCCATGATGGGGTCGGGGTCGTTCAGGTCGTCGCGGGAATAGGCGTTCGCCTTCTCGATGTCTATGGAGATCCATTCCTTCGGCGGCGTAGTGTCGATGACGGCCCGTATCGCCTCTTCGGAGAACCCCGGAATCCCGATCATGGCCTCCAGGTCACTCCTCCGCATCTGCCGGCGCCGAAAGAGGTAGCCGTCCTGGATGTGCTTCGCCCCTGGGCTCGGGTAGATGTCGAACGGGCTGACCCGCTCATACTTCCTGATGTACTTAGGCTGGATCTTCGGGATCATCCCGCCGCGCCCGTCTTCAACCCATGTGACTTTCTTTTCCTTGCGGACCACCGGACCCCAGAGGAAAGCCGATGGGAAGGTAACGAAGTCGGACAGGAAGTCCTTCAGGGCTGTGTAGAATCCACCCTCCTGAAACTCATCCTCGATCTTCCGCGCCTGGTGACGTGCCGCCTTCTTCGCCCGCTCCGTCTTCTCCTGCTGCACCTTCTCGCGCAATTCGGTAAGACGGTCCCCGATGTTCTCGGGCTTCACGTTCATGATCGACCCACCGGCGTCAAGCTCGGCCTGCATCATTTCGGTCGTCTCGAACGCCACCTGCTGGACGATTTCCGCCTCTTCGGCCTGGGGTAGGGTAGGGATCGGGGTTGGGGTGATGTCGAAAATGGATTCGTCGGGAGGGAGGAGCACATCCTCCAGGAACGCTTGCGCGGCCGTGGCTTTGATATCGGTCAACGGCATGAAGACGGGCGGCTGATTGATCCGCTCGATTTCTACAAGGTCTTCCGGCTCGTACTGCCCGAGGCGTTGCCGCAGGCACCTCATGAGGCGGTCTTCGGGGCTTCCAAGTTCGGCCCCAGCCGTCATCTTGGCCGTGTAGGCGGCCTGCCAGTAGAGGCGGACCTGCTGGGAGAGCGACAGGATCTCCGGCTTGTTGTTCGCCTCCTCCGCTTTCCTCCGCTCGGCTTCTGCCTTCTCGGCCGATATCACGCGGTCAGGAGACACCACCTTCAGCATGTTGTCGAAGACGGGCTTTGTCTCTGTCCGGACAGGTGCGGCGGCGGTTGGGTTGAAGGAGATTGCGGCCATCAGGTCAACCCCATTTCTTCTCTTGCCCTTGACATCCAATCCAGCGGAGGAGGCCCGCAGACTCCGGACATCTGCGTTCCGATCTCCATCATGGCGCTTTCAATGGCGGCTTGCGGGGCCAAACCCTTTTCGAAGTTCGTTTTCACCATGGGGAGGAAATCGTCTTCAAAAATTGTGTCCATGGATACAGCTTGGCCCTTGTATTTGTCCCACAGGCTCACTATGTCCACCCCTTCGAGCTCGCCCTCGGGTCCTTGCGTGCCTGCACCCCATAGGCGATCACGTTGTTGAACTTCACGAACCCGGCGAGCAGGAACCGCATGGCATGAAAGGCGTAGAGCCGCTTCTCGTCAATCGCCCCGTCATCCTTTCCGGGCTGTTTCAGACCTGGCAGAGTCTTGAGTTGGCCTCGGAGAATCGTCGGCGTGAGGTCCGTGGGTGGAAGGTCCAGGGCGCGCTCGGTCCAATACTCCCGAAGCAGCGCCATCCCGTATTCCACGTCATCGGCGGCAGGTGCCGGTATCAGGTTGATCTGGAGCTTGCGATTGCGGAGGTAGCGCCAGAGGTCATCAAATCCTCCGATTCCCCCCACCCGGTTAGCGGTCGGCTTGTCCGCGTAGATTGTGCGGCACTTGAACTTCGTGCAGGCATCGGAGAGTTTGGTGAAGAGGGCCTCGTGGACGAGTTCTTGGCCTTCTGTGAGGAACATGAGGGGACGCTTGCCCGCTGGTAGGGAGGTCCACTTGCGACCGAACAGGACGTAGTAACCAGGCAACGCTCCCGTTGGAAACACGACCCCGGCCCGCACATCGGCCAGTGCGATCCTCCGCTCCACCCCCTTCTCATCCTGGGCGTGAGCGAGGATTCCAGATCCAGTATACTGGCAGCGGGTGACGGATTTCATTTCCCAGCCCTCCCTATCACCCTCGGTATCCCGTCGATAAAATCACACACGATGTACCCGCTCTTGTCCGCTGGGCGTACCTGGCCGATCTGTGCCTTATGGCCGTCTTTAAACTCCAACATCATCTTGCCGTCTGGTGTGAGGTATTGGGATTTCGTAATCGGTTCATTGTGGTTCAGCCTGGCCGAATGGTCGGCCAGATCACATATCGCGAGACCAACCAGCATCACCAGGATGGCGATGGTGAGGTCACGGACGACGATAAGGATGGACTTGAACTCGTTGGCAAAAGTTTGGAGCGCTGCGGGCTGTGCCGCAGGCTCCTGGTGGGGTGGTTTCCGTGGCAAATTGGGCATTTACATCCTTGACCTCAGTAAACCACAACATGCAGTGCTTGACAAGATGATGCTACACTACGCTGATTTTACCGGAATGTCAAGGGATTTTTTTACATGCCCGGCAGCAGCAGATTTGGGGCACCGTTCCTGGCCATCGACTCGTAGTTGAAGGCAAACCGGAAGTGATCCTTCCCGGTAAGTTTGATGTAGGTGTACCGCTTCTCCCCGGTCTTCCGCTTGGTCTGCGTCTTCTGGTCCAGCTCCTCCACTTCCTCCAGCTTCTTGGCGATAGCGTGGCAGTGTTCGGCGAACAGGTGGACGATCTCGCTCTCACGCGGCAGGATGATGGTGGCCTTCGATAGTTCCTCGTGGGAGGCGTCCAGGGCCTCTGTGCGGTTGCTGGTGACGATGTAGTCCCGCTCGTTCCATTGGTAGTCGCCTTTCTGCGACTTCGAGAAATACGAGAGATAGACCTTTCCAGGAAACCGCCTGGCGAACGAACGGGCGTCCTTTTGGTTCGGCATCCCGTCGATCACACACCGCTCGACGTGGAAGGCCCGCATCAGCCGGTCCAGCTCCTCCCAACCCTTGTAGACCTCCAGGTGGACGATTTGGCCAGCCTGCACGGGATGGCGCTTGCCTACGACGACATGGAACAAATCGCCCTGCCCACCCCCTTGATCGACGCCCATGAAGCAGGGGCCACGGTCGGACGACGCGATACCGTCGAACCCACAGCAGTCCAGCACCTCCTGGATGCTCAGCCGGTTCTGACTCTCTACGAACCCAATCCCCACCGTGAGGTTCCAGAAGTCCGCCAGGTTGCCCGTCTTCTGCGCCTGTGCCCATTTATCCAGGATCCGCTTGGGCGTGTGCATGAAGGTCTGACTCCACAACTGCGAGTAGTGGTATCCCCTCTTGTCCGTCACCTGGGGACGCTTCGCCACCCATTCGCCGGCTGACGGATTGAGTTCATGCTCGCACTTCAGGCAGACGCGCCGTCCGTCCTGACCATCCGGCACCAGGGGGGCCCGGCCCTTCCCGGCTGCCCACTCGATGAACTGATCCTCCAGGCAATTCCGCTGCCCGCAGGCCGGGCATACGAGCATCCAATACCGTTGATCCGTGTACTCCCATTCAGCCGACACCCCGTAGTCGGGGAGTGTGGGGTTGCTCAGCATGTGGACCGCTACGTCCGACGCATCCATCTGGCCCCCGAGGCGCTCCAGCGCTTTAGCGAACGAGGTCTGCGGCGCCTCGTCGAACTCGTCGAATACCAGCATGTTTGCGGGGATGTTCTTGACCTCGATTGTTGACCGCATCCCGAGCATATACAAAAACGCCTTGTGGATCTGTTTGATCGATGCCGAATCCGTGTCTTGCACCCATTCGGCGATGTGGGGATTCTCCTCGATGAGCGGCTTGATCCTGCCCTTACTGAACTCCAGGACATGGGTCTTGGACGGGAAATAGTACAGGACGTTCCGGTATCCTGAGTACCTGGCCCCGTAGATCGCCCTGAGGATCGCCCGAACGGTCCCACCGAGCTGAGTCGCTTTCTGCTCAACCTGCCATGGGTGGTTGTCGGCGTAGGGCTGGACGAGATACTCGCGGCGCTCAAACGTGAACCGGTGGCCATCCATCACGAGGGTTTGGCACCAGTCGGGGAATGACAGCGGGGCGGCTTCGGGTTGGGGGAACTCCCGGTCACACGAGCGTAACAGATTGTCGTAAAGCTCTGCGCTCTTTAAGTTTTGTGATGACTGCATCTCTCATCTCAGGTGATACCTCTCGGATTGCCTCAAGGACCGACTCCTGGAACTCTGCGACGATTTTCATGTCATAAAGGCTTTTGAATATCTCAAATTGGAGTCCCAACTGTCCTCGAATCTCTGCCATGGCCTTCAGGGCCAGTTCCCTCGGGTCCTTGAATTTGAACTCCGTCACCTCGACGGCATTCTCCCCTTTCCCTATCATCACCTTTCGGGTCTGACTTTCCAGGATCCGGAGGGCCTCATCGTCCCCACGTTGCCATCTCATAAGTAGGTCCAACATCTCATTGGCGTACCCGTTTATCTTCTGGAGTTGGGCGACAGCATCCAGGTTCTGGTCCACGATCTTTCCCGCAGTCTCGATGGTCACCACGGCCACCTTTTTCTTTCCGATCCTCCTACAGGCTTTAGTTATCGCGGCTGGCGACACTCCAAAATACCGAGAACACTCCGATTTTGTCTTACCTGATCGAAGTAACTTGTCTAGTTTTTTGACATCAACGACGCTTGAGTGACCTTTAACCGTCATTTCTGACACCTGGTTAAACCTTTAACCAATGATCCCCCTCATATCCATCTTCCTCGGCTGATCCCGGAACATATCGATCCTCTCGAACGTGAACAACCGCTGATCCAACTCCTGCTTCCAGTGGAAAAATGGCCCGCTCAGGCAGGCCTGACAAATTGCCTGACTCCATTTGACGGGCAATGGCGCATGACACGCCCGGCATTTCCGGCCCTCGATCTGATCACGATACATGGTCAACCCTCTCGTTAAAAATAATTCCATAGGAGTTTTCGACACTTATTCATTTTCTTCCATTACCTGCCGCTCGGTCGGTGTGGTTATTTTGCAACACTCGTTAAGGTTGAATGAGTTTGGATTAAGTATAACTATGAAAAGTATCACATAGCTTATCTTGTATATATAGAGAGACAAAATAATCAAAGGGAGGAAAAAAAGATGAGTGAATACATGTGGGGCATCACGTACGAAAAGCCGAGCAGGGCATCCGCCAAGAAGATGGATAAGATTTGTAAAGAAGAAGGCGGATATGGATACAATGAGGTAAATGTCAAGGAAGGGCGCTCGCCTGGAATCAACAACGGGCGATATCAGGGATGGTTTTGTGGTCCCAACATGGGAGACCCCTTTGACGGGGATCTCGCTAGGCGGGTAGACGCTCGCGTGGAGGTGAAATAGCCATGGCAGACAAGAAACCCCGCACCTATCTTCTACGCAACCCGCCCGAGGAACTGTGGAGAAAGGCCAGGGATCGGGCATACCTGGAGCGGATTCCCCTCCGGGAGTTGATCCTGCGAGCACTGACAAAATATCTGGACGCCCGATAGGTTTCCTCATCTCACCCCTTCACCCCCGCTTCGGCGGGGTTTTTGTTTCCAAACAGCGGCATCTCCAGCCCCAGCCGGCCTGGGCACGCTGTTGTTGTTCTTTCGCCCACTCTTCGGTAAAAGGTTGTTTCATCGCTCAATCACCTTCCAAAAGTTCTTTGCTTTCCAGAACCATCCGATGTCGGGTTTCCATGATCGATCGTTTTCCCCGAGGTAAAAGGGGATGCCGTGGATCTTCTCAAAGAAGCGACGGCACCACTCCAACCCTTCCTCCTGGGCTTTGGGATAAGTCAACCATCGGGCTCGGCACTCTTTGTGCCAAGTCGTATTCTCTTCGCGGGGCCGTGGGAGTTCGGGTAGGATCTCGATGAAGAGAGTTCGGATTTCAGCGTAGGGGACTTTGTGGTTTTCCGATGGACTTTGATCGACCGTTACACTGTTTCTTTCTTCTTCTTCTTTAATAGAAGATGAAGAAGGGACCGTTACAATACCGTTACAGGGTGCGTTACTTCCGCCGTTACATCGTTTTTTCTCTCTCAGTCGGTTTACCCTTAACAGTGTGTTTTTCTGTTCTTTTCCCTTGCGATACATGCGCCTATTTCGTACCGTTACAATTTGCGTTACAGGGTCCGTTACCCAATCAGCAAAATCATGTGTTTTTACGTCATTTTCAAGCGTTACAATTTCCGTTACATCGGCGTTACAGAGTTTTGCGAGAGATTCCCGAGTGCCCTGTAGCTCCCCCCGTGTAGAGGAAAACCACATCCGGCAAAGCATATTTATCCATACTCCCCTGGACACCGTACAGGCTGATTGCAAGTCTGTGTCATTCAGCCAGTCACCCCAATAAAATTGATCTGCCGGAGCTTTACCCATCACACACCCTGCTCCACGTAGGGTTTAACGCTCGGCTCCACCCCGTCCTTGAACACCTGCAACTGTGGTTCGAAATCCAGGTAGGCCGTCCACCCGGCCGCGCCGTCCCGGTTTTTGAGACAACTAACCTCCATGCTGGTAGCCGCTTTGTCCGCCCGGTAGAGACCGAGAACAACATCAGCATTCGCCTCCAGGTCCCCACTCTCCTTCATGTCCTCCAGTTGGGGCCGCTTGTCCTTTTTGTCTGTGGGGGGCCTGCGGAGTTGGCAGAGCACGACAATCGGGCATCTGAGATCCTTAGCGAGATCACAGAGACGCTCAGAAACGTAGCTCAATTCGTGATGCCGCGACTG